CACGAATAATTAAAGGCACGACTGCACTTGCAGAATCTTCATCACGGATCGGAGTTGTCATCGCATCCATGAGTGCGTCTTCGAACTCGTCCTGACTTTCTTCAGGCGTTAAACCTGGCTCAAGGCCGGACGTGTCGTCATATGGGTAGTCAGGATCTGCGGACGCAGCAACACTGAGACCGTCGGGCAAGTAGAGCGCACCAGCGTTCAAACGGGAACGCGCCGTTGCACGGAACGTGCGGTTCAGAAGCAAGAGTTCTGCACAGAGGTCGAGAAGACCACGAAGTGACGAATCAGCTTCGTCAGAGAATCGTGGGTGCGCACGCCAAATGCGACCAACGAACGCTTTATTCGGGAGAGGGATGAGTCCGCGCTGATTGCCGCTTGAGCCAGACTGTCCGCCAGGGAGGAAGTCACGGCGAGGAGCGATTGCATAGTTGCTTTTGGCGTCAACTTGAACTTCGTCAACAGAACGGATGTCCCATGACTCTGGAATTCCAGAACCTGGACGCGCTGGCATTTGTACTAAGTAGCATTCGCCTGTCACTGAAAGGTTGAGAGCGGCGTCTCGTAAAAGTCCAGCCTGACCGCCGTATGCAGAGTCAAGACGAGCGAGCGCGCGTTCTGCTGCTGAAGCGAGCTGCTGATCAACTGTGCTCGAACCGCGAACTGATACCGGTGTTTCTGCAGGATTATCTATAACAGCTGCATACAAACGGATTCGTGAAACAACAGAAGCGACCAAGTTAAACGCGTACTTGATTTCGCCAATTGCGTCGTAGTACTCCCAGGCCTCTGATTGCCATGCGGAAGATGTAGACGAACGTCGGTTCTTGAAGTACTCTGCTTCACCTTTATCATTCAAAGGGACTCGGGCGGCGGCAGCCGTTAACGCACGAGGAGCGGAATACGCAACTGCCTCAGCAGGCGTAAAACCTGTGGGCGTAACCTGCACAATGCGCGACGGTGGTATTGCCGTCCTGCGTGTTGGCTCAATTGGTTCTCGGCGAAATACGCCCATTTAAAACTCCTCGTCGTTAGAACGGAACTAGTCGGTCATTGTTGACTAATGCGGCTCAATAGCCCTGCTGCTCCTGATAGAGCGAAGATGCCCCAAACAGTTATTGCAGGTGTTGGCGCTATTTTATACATAGTCAGAACAAGTGATGATACCCAAATGCTGGTGCACCAGTCGCAAGTGATCAAGTATCCAATACCTTCTTTTTCAATCGGGTACTTATTCCAGATTTTTTCGCGGTACTTATTTAAGATGACATCCGTTGTTATTAGTCTCGTAAGACGATAAACAGCGAGGGCAAGAATTACGTAATCAAGTAGTTGTGTCATTCAATAGGGTCTTTCGTCGAGTACACCGTACGGTACGGGTTCCATGCCCGGAGCTTTGATCCACAGCCGCAGTTTTCGTCTTTTTGGAAAACAATGATTTTTCCGTTGACGGTTGTGAGTCTTCCTGGTTTAGATCTATTTTTATTGAGTACAAGCGTACTTGGGTCATACTTTTCTTGGAAAATGAGTACAGGACCGTTTGATGAGTCACCGGCAATCATAACAGTTGCTTCAGTAAGAACCACGCGAACGGCTTCTACCTTGCGTGAGTTCGGAACAGGAGTTGTGTACCCAAGATCTTCCTGGCTAAGAGTTGCGTTTGAGTCTTGCTCTGGAATAACAAGTACTCGAGCGGGAAACATGTCAAAAACGATATGCATGGCTATTACTATCTGCCCAATCTCCGGGCCATTGCTCGGTACGTTACTCCTGCGGCGAGCGACAACTCGCGAACCGAAGCTCCGGAGCGGTACAAATCTTTACATAGATCAGTGAGCTCTTGATTTGCACGGGCATATGTCCCGTTGGGATTCGTACGTGCTCGGTATCTGCGAGCGAGCGGAGCGAGTGTAGATATTTTGCGTTTTTGAGACGGAGACACTCGAGGATTAGACCTGTCGTATACTCGCCGTCTTTTCTCAAGGTGCGGGAACTGGAGCTGGGAAGTCGTCGGGCTAGGGAGAGGCGGGACAGGCGGGATCGATTCATTTTGTCCGCCCGTGACTATTGTTGATGTATTGGTATCGGAGGAGGAATCGGGTAGGGAGGGGTTGTGAGGGACGATCCACGTTCGGATAGTCGACCTTCGGCGCGGCGGATCAAATGCGTTTCCGATCGCGGCGAGTGACCAACCCTGAGCATGCAGTGCCTGCACGCGGGCGCGAAGCGCCACGCCGCTCAGGCTCCGTAGAACAAGACATTCTTCATGAGGGAGAACTTGCCTTGCACCTTGCTTCATTGCGTCATTGTATCATTCATTAATGAGATGTACATTACGGACGGCGAGAAAAAAGTGTACATATAAGGGGAAGTAGTACAATAGCGAATACTGGTTTTGGCGCTCGAGATGGAAGTTGTTGTTTTTGACCGCTGCCGGGAACGTCTCGGGCCGAAAAATAAACATTATTTTCTGCAAAATTCTGCAGAAAAATAAAGGTTATTTTTTGCCATGGCCATGGCCACTAATGGACTACCAACTGTACCATCGACAATTGACAATTGAAACGTCAGTCAATGGCCATCAGAGGGCGTCTAGAGCTGTCAGTCAGGTTGGCTAGCAGGTAACACGTTGTCATTGGTAGATGACGACTCAGGCCCTCTCAGTGTCTGTGGCAGAGGCCAGGGCCAGGGCCAGGGCGACTGCCAGTGAGCTACAGGCCACCAGGGGACTAGCAAGGGGTTGGCTGGGCGTTGCTGGGCGTTGCTGGGCGCGTGGCAGTGTTGGCAGGGCTGGCAAGGCTGGCAGGGCGATCCTAGGTGAGTAGCAGGGCTGGCAGTGCTGATAGGCAGCGTTGTGGCATTGCGCGTGGCCATTGGCCATTGTCAGTCGTCACAGCTGCGCGTGGCAGCGGTCATTTGCAATGGTCGCTGCGTCGTAGTCAATTGAATACCGAGCACCGCATGCGCGGCTGTTGCATTGCCGGGTGCTGGGTACAGGCGCAGGCCGTACATCAACACCGCATAGCCGCATGGGTTGCACCGGCGGTTTGCATCGGCTGTTGGACCTGACGTCAGTCATCGATAGTGCCATGGCACCTGGGCGTGTGCCCTGGTACGACGCTGGTCAACGATGGTGGCAGAAAAAAGTGCTGTCTACTATCCGCGCTATCGTCCGCGCACTATCCGCGCAGCGATGGGCACCCGTACGTGACGGACGCAAGCCTAGGCGCGTGGTGATGACACGAGTGCAGTGGATGGCGCGTGGCGCGCGCGTTTAGTCGACGACGACGTTGACGTTGCGGTCGCCATCGAAGATGGCAGCGAGCGTGGCAGCGTTCATGAGGCCATCGCCATCGAGCTTGCGGTCTGCTTGGAACGCGGCAACAGCGTGGCGAGTCAGGTCGCCATACCAGCCATCCTTGTCGGTCGCTGCGTCGCGATACCCAAGCTCGTCGAGTCGACGCTGCAGATGATGGACAGAGAGCGACTTGCGCGTCACCTTGCTCTTGAACTCACAGCGGCTGAGCAGGACGTCGTCGCGATCGCCAGTGCCTACCACTGCTGATGGGCTCGGTTGGACAGGCGCAGGCGCAGGCGCAGGCACCACTTCTACCTCGACGACTTTTTCAGTCGCCTCGGCGATGATGGCCTCTGTTGTATCCGCGCTGCTCATGTCCGCGTCGTCTGGTGTCGGGGTGCTGGTTGATTCTGTGTTCATGGGTTGATTGTACCTTTCATTGTCGGCGGTTACCTGGGCTTGACTACGCGCCCACCACCACCACCACCATTGCCACCACGGAATGATGGCAGACGGCGAGCCGCAGGTGAGCGAGCGGTGAGCTGCCCGCCTGTGAAACCAGGAGGCGGCTTGATCATCAGCGCGGTGAGTGCGTGGACCAGTGCGTCGACTCGGTCAGGCGACTTGCCTTCACCAGGAATCCACGCGCACATTTGCGATTCGAGATCGCCAAGGTAACCAACGTGGTGTACGCGGTCCTGCTCGTAAGCGAGCGTGATCGGTTCTGCACGGAGTGCCTTGCCATACTTGGAGTGCACTTCGAGTACCCGCACAGACGGGTCGATCGTGTTGATTGCGTTGCGCACCAGTGCACCGCCTTGGTTCACTTCAGCAACGACGGGGCACGACCACTTGCGTGCCATTTCGACAACCTTGTTCGCCCACACATCTGGCGACCCAAGTACACTGGCATCCTCGAGTACCCAGGCTTGACGCTTGTACAAGTCACGGTCGCCAGTCGATGCGCAGACGACAATGCCGCATTCGTCGCGAGGGTTCTCCGCGACTGATGGGTCAACACCAATCACGCGGAGCGGTGTGCCAATGGGGAACGCAGTAGCGCGCGTGCGTTCAATCAGTTCGGCAATCCAGAGAGCGCCCTCGACGTCTGAAAGCATTTCACCGTACAGCTCTTGCGCAGCGAGGCGCGTGCCCTCGTACACACCGACGATGGTGTTGAGGTACGCGCCAGAAAGGTTACCCGCATTGTCGAGTGTTGAACCGCGAGAGATGACTACGCGCTCGGGGTGCTGCTCGGATTCCTTGATCAGCGAATACAGCAGTGGCACGCGCTTCGGCGTGGTCGTCACCATGATCTTCGGGTTGCCACCGAGTCGAGTGCCGACGCGAAGGTTGTCGAATGCAGTCATACCCGCAGCGTCTGGAGTCTGGCGCCACGCCGCGATCTCGTCTCCCCACGCGTGAGTGAACTGAGGACCACGAAGAGAGTCTGGTTCGTCAGCAGTGAAGCACGTCGCGGTGTTTCCGTTCGGCCACGTCAGTCGTCGCTTCGACGGTTCATACAGCGGCTTTTCACTCGGCGGCGAGACATTGATGATACCGCTCTCACCTTCGACAATGACGTCACGCACGTCTGCCGCAGTACGTGCAACCAGAGCGAACCGGCGTTGACCAGTTGTTGTGTACTTCGCTTCTTCACGAACCCACTCTGCAGCAGTGCGAGTCTTGCCAGCACCGCGACCGGCGATGTACGCCCAAATGTTCCAGTCACCGGCAGGTTGCTGTTGCTCTGGTCGGCCCCAAGCTTTCCAGTCCCACAGCAACGCATCCATGTCAACACCGTCGAGTGCGATGCGACGCTCTTCTTCAGACAGCATCGCGAGACTTTCCATGAGGCTTTTACCCATGCAGTCATTGTATCATTAGTTCGCACACGTACAACGCGCGCTTGATTATTTGCTGTTTGGTAAACTGATGATGGCGCCGTGGAAGATTGTGCCAGTTGTGTACCGCGTCACGACAGCCAGTGCTTCAGCTGCCGCACGCAGATCGCCTGTGCAGTACGTGCGCGCGAGCTTTTCCGGAGTGTCAGCCCCGTCACCGACAATCGCAATGACGTGCGTGTACTTCGGATTGGTGCAACGGAAGTTGAACTCAGCCGGCGGGACGGATGTCACGTCGAGTTGCAGCGCCGCAATCAGAACAGTCACGCCCGCGATGAGCGACACCTTCTGAGCGGGACTGGTTCCCGCCCAGAAGTTGCGAACTCGCTGACGCATTAGAAGCCGAACTTCTTCCTGCACTCAGGTCCGAGCTGGAGTTCACGCGACCGAGGGTCGGTAAGTTCAGCACCACAAGAACCGCAGCAAGCGTAATGCTCGCCGAACATCTTCACGTACTTGTACGAGTCACGAGCGAGAATCTCAACGATTGCTGTGACGCTCTTCGTTGAAAGCTTCGAGCGACTGAAGCCGCCAGGTGCACCGTGGAGTTGGCGGACGTACAGCGTCTGCATGTACTCCTTGATTTCGAGGAACACGAGGTCTCCGTGAAACACATCGTCCGCGTCGGTGAGCTCGAGTTCTTCTACAGGAACTGCGTACTTCGACTTGGGTACGCTCGCGAGAAGCGCTTGCATTCCGGTGCGCACTGCGCTTACGCGCTTGGGCAGTTTCAAGAAGGCATCGATGTTCTCGCTGGCCTGTGCCTTGGTGTACTCGCCGAGTGAAATGAGTTCGGCGATGTCAGCCGCAAGTCCCGCCTCGACGTCGCGCTTTGCGATGAGGTCAGTAACGAAGCTGATTTGCTTCTCGGATGCTGCTGGTCCGGTGTAGGTGAGCGTGCTCATTGGATGGGTCCTTTCGTCATTCGCCGGTGCGGGCGCACCAGCTGATAGTTCCAATATAACAACTTTAGAAATGAAGTCTGGCTCCGCCGCACGGCCGGGGTTTGTGGCCCCAGCCGGCGACTGACGCCTTAGACCGCGTAGGCTACTTCGTAGCCACCGTTGAGCTTGCTGCTCACCTTTTCGTACGCGGCGTTCATAGCTGCTTGTTCGGTGCGGAACGTCTGCACGCTTGTCTGACGCTTTGGCTTCTCAGCCATGCCCCACGAGCAAGTGAGAGTGAATCCGTCGAGTGTGACCTCATAGACTTTTTTCTTACCAGACTGTCCGCGTCCCATTGGTCCGATGTCTGATCCCTTGAGGAGCGCCCATTTCTTATTCATTGTATTTGTCCTTTCGTCATCAGCCGCGCTGGCTGATGAGTTCAATATAACAACTTTAGAAACTGACTCGGGCTCCGCCGTGTGGCTGGGGCTTGCGCCCCAACCAGCCGGCTGGCTCCTTCGTTAGAAAGAGTAGTCGGTGCGGAAGGCTGGCTCGCTTGTGAACCAAATTCTGTTGCCGCCGTTATAAAGGCGGAAGCTGCCATCCTTGCGAAGGCGCAACGTCTTTGTTTCGCCGCTTGGGTCACTAACTACCGCCTTGTAAATGACGGGAAACTCGCCGTGAGTTTTTTCTCCTGCGTAGCAGCGGCGAAGCGTGATTGTCTGTGCGGTTTGCTTGATGATGTCGTAGCAGACTGTGTCTGTCACGAGCATCTCAACCGCATGGGTCTCGGTGGTGTGCATTGTTTGTCCTTTCGTACCGGACGGGCTGGTTGCCCGGCTGGTAAGAACCAATATAACAACTTTAGTTTTTGACAAAGCTCCGCCCTCTGCCTGCGAGCAGTCGGTCAGTTTGACGGACGATACGCGACCTTGCCAAAGCAATCATCGCCGTACGTTCCAACCTCGTCCGCAGGTGTGCGCTTGAAGGCTATGAGAGCGGACTCAAGCAAGCCGCGACATTCGCGACAAGTGTCGTGCGCCATTTCATAACTCACGTCAGCGTAGTTCTCTTCAGTGATCTGCATGATCTGTCCTTTCGTCGTTCGTTGGGCAATCTGCCTAACTTGTATAAATCAATGTATCAACTTTAGTTCTACCGCGAACGACGATTTTTTGTCTCGACGTACTTCACTTTATTTCTCCGTTTTCGTCTGGCGTGAGTTGACCGTTGACCCAATTGCG